TTAAGACTAATTGTAATAAATCTATCCAATTTGCCTTAACTTCAAATTCAATAACTCCTGCATCAATAAATACCATAAGTATAGTTGATACAACTAAAAAGATAAGAACTAATGGTCTTACATTTTTACTTAACCAAGAATCACTATTCATATCTACTTTCCATCTTTCAGTAACATTCTTTTGTATATCAGCTTCAGCATCAATCCAAATTTGTTCCATTTCTTTTTCGAACTGAGCTTTTTCTACTTTACTAAAAGTATGCTTGTCTATTATACCTGAAATCTTTTCTGCAATGTTCCCACCTGCAGCTCCAAATAATTTGCTAAGTATTTTACTCATTTGTTATATCTTTATATTTAGTTTTACCATCCTCTCTGTATGCCTTTAAACATCTCTTTCTGTTAGAGTCCTCATCTACATAACTAACGTGAACCCAATCAGGGCTATCATCTGTACCAAACTCCCAAATAAGTTGGTCAAAGTCGAGATTATCTTTAATATAATAATACATAAAAGCATTACTAACGTGACCGTAAATATCGTCAATATCAATAGCACGTCCTTGACAATGTTGGCTTTTACTGCTGCCTCCAATAGCTTTATTAAGTTCTTCACATCTAAAAAATGAATTTATTTTAATAGGAGCATCTACAGCTTCTCTTAATGGTTCAAATACTTTCTTAGCTACCATCTCCATATTCTGAAGCTGATACTCATTAGGAATGTTTTCTATACCTAATCTAAGTGCTGTAGCACTTCTTGTAGCTTCTTTATACGATATGTGTTTACTTATTCTTACCATTTGTAAATAAAATTGATTTTTTTATACATAATAGTTTTATTCTATAAAGATTTTACCTTTATCTTAACAATAGGTGTAATCATTACTCTTGTTATTATATTCACTAAAAAGCATAACTATATATATACTTATACGATTCATAATTTACCTATTCTATCTATAGTATTCTGTATCTCCAACCTAGTAGCTTTTATTTGTAGAGATATATCTGCTACATATTGCATTCTTACTCTACCAGATTCATCCATAATAACAATAACAGGTACAGCCATAATAGAGTTCTGAACCTCTTTAGGCTGGTCTTTTAAGTAACTAAACTTTACAGTAGCACCAGTAATGTCACTTAAATCGTAGTTATTCTTTTTATTCCATTCTGCATTTATTTGCAGAACTGTTACGTCTTGACTATATACAAAGTCCGCAACCAATACACATATCGCACATAATATTAATTTTTTCATTTACTTATTATTTCAAATAGCTTGTCGTCTATTTTCTTTAAGGCATCAGAGTTTTCTTCTACTTTTTTACCAGTATTCATAATAGTTTCTCTTACAAGTCTGTCTTTTAAGTCGTACTCTGTTCTACTAATTTCTGGTTCAGGTAGATTCTTAGCCTCCTCTATATCTGCCTGTAAGGCAAACCACATTCCTATAAGGGTGGATAATCCTACCCCTATAGCAATAAGTGTTTTTATACTAATCTCAAATTTACTGTCTTCGCTTAACTCACTCATTTTAATTTCTTAGTTTTTTGAATAGTATATACTATCGTGCAGATTAGAAGTATTATTTTTAACCATACCTCAACCTCAGTTAATGATACTAGAAAAGCCATTGAGTTTATAAGGTATATCTTCATATCTGCAAAATCCATAGCGTTATTCTTTATCTTCTTTTATTTCCTCGTAAGAACCATCTTGCAAGTTGATATTTATTTTACCATACTTTTCTTCTAGTTCTTTTTTTACTTTGTTAGATTCTTCTCTAACTTGACTTAAAGCGTGTAATAGATTATGCTTTTGCTCATCTAACGTACCTAAGTCGTGCTTAATAGCAGAAACTTTCTTTTCTGACTCTAATAATGATTCTAATTCTTCTTTACTAATTTTTGACATTTTATTAATTTTATGATTAAGATATAAATATACTAATTTTTACAATTACATTTTAAGTTGTCTATTTGCCCTTTTAAATCATTTATCATTTCTTGTTGCTCTTGTATCGCTTTTACAAGTATAGATGTGATTTTTTCATATTCAACAGAACCTGCTATTATTTCTGTGTCTTCTTCGTTTTTAGTAAATAACTTTTTTTCCATCATTCCAACAAGTTCTGGCACAACTTCTTGTACTTCATCTGCTATAAAACCTATTTCAATTTTATCATCGCTATCAGTTCTTCTATATTTTTTTGGAGATAAAGCAAGAACTGTATTTAATCCGTATGGTATATCTATAATATCTTCTTTAACTAATCTACTTGAAGTATCATAAGTTACTGCTCCAGTTCCTGTTGTATATTTAAGAGTTGCATTACCTGCTCCACTTGTTTGAGTAAATAAAAATAATTGACCCCCAGATGTTATACGCATTCTTTCTGTACCATTGTCTTGCCCAGCTGTTGCTCCAGTTTTAAAAGATAAATTTTGAGTGTCAATAGCTATAACCGCATCAGAAGTATTACCTGCAAATAACATTAAAGAAGCAGTATTTCCATCAGAAAGTGTAATACCTGTTCTTGTAGAATTTCCATTTGTTACTGAAATTCTTGAATAATCATTGCTTCCGCCTACTAATATATTCCCCCCACTTGTAATACGCATTCTTTCTGTAGGAGTACTTGAACCATCTCCACTTGTAGCAAAAGACATATAACTTGGGGCATCTCCATTAGCAACTGTTTGACCATCAGCACCAACAAAAATATATCCCATATTTTCAAAATCAGTTCCATCAAAACCTTGCCATCTCATAATTGGTCCGTGATTTGCACCTATACCAACTGTTGGAGCAGAAAAATCTTTTGACCTTAATGTTAAAACATTTGCTGCACCATCTTGACGACCTTCAACAATTAAAGATGCAGTTGTGCCTGTTCTACTTGTTGTATCTTCAATTTCTAATTTAGCATCAGGCGAATCAGTTCCGATACCTACGTTTCCTCCGTTTGGATTAAGTAATAATGGATAATTTACTCCTAAACTTGTAGCTTCACTTACTTGCATCCACATTCCATAAGGTGCTGCAGATTGTTGTCCTATATCTAAAACATTTGTTGCTGAACCTCTAACCCTTAACGCTCCATTAGTTTGTGTTTGACCACTTGTTACTGGGTTTCCATTTACACTGGCTTTAATTTCAGTTCTAACATTTGGCGAATCAGTTCCTATTCCTACGTTGCCAGAACTGTCTATTGTTAATTTAGTTCCTGCTGCTGCACCACCATAAAGTAATAAATCAGAATTACTGCCATTATCATTTGCTAACCAACTCCAAGTTTGAGCAACTGTAGTTGATTTAATACTTAAACCTGCATATCCAGACGGCTGTTCTGCTAATATTTGATAGTTAGTTGTATCTCCTAAAACATAAAGTTTCTTATTAGCTAAAGTTCCTCCTATTCCTACGTTTTCTGCAAAAGTTGAGTTTCCATTAACAGTTAAAGTATCATCAATAGTTGTAGATTTATCTACATAAAAAGCTGTATCTGTAAAGTATGCAACTTCAGCTTCAAGTATTCCTATAGAAACTTTAGCTTGTGAAAAAACAGTTAAAGTATTTGTATTATGGTCGTGTGAAATAAAGTTTGCTTGGTCTGCTGCTGCTGTACCATCTGCAAATCTAATATAAGCTGTATCTGTAGTTCCACTAACTAAAGTCATTCCACTATCATCAGGTACGCTTATAACTAATTCATCAGCAGAATAGTCACTAGGATTAGTTAATCCTATACCAACAGAATCTTCTGAAGCATCTACAAATAAAGTATCTGTATCTACTGTTAAATCACTACTAATAATAGTTTGTCCTGTGAATCTTGCATCACCAGCTACATCTAATCTGTACGATGGACTATCGTTAAATATACCTACCCTTGCGTTACTTGGGTCAACAGTTAATGTGTTAGTTGTTGAATAAGTTGCATCTACTATTAGTTTTTTCTTCATAAAAATAGAAGTACTACCTATACTTAAACTACCAGCTCCAAGTCCTGCATTTCCAATACCAAACTCCATACCATCAACAAAGTGATTGTAAGCAATAAAACCTCCATTACCAGTAGAACTTCCTTCAGCGTCCTTGAAAAACAAACTACCATAAGCTGAACTTGAAGAATATATTGTTATTCCTCTATCTCCAGTACCATCTCCAATTATTAAGTCTTTAGAATACTGACCTGTAAATCCTGAAGGACTTGCATTATTTATACCTACTTGACTATTAGTTGAATCTACTTTTAACGTGCTTGTATTTACCGTAAGGTCATCTCCGTTGCTAATAATCATTGATGTTCCGCCTGATGTATTTCCTCCTGCAAGTACCTCAGCTAAAGTATCGTGTCCTTCAATAGCAGTATCTACATAAGCAGTAGTAGCCACTTTAGTACTATTGTCCCCATCTGATTGAGTAGTTGCTGTAACTCCATCTGCTAGTACAGAAGTTGCAGTTACATTACCTGTTAAATCTCCAGTTACATTACCCGTAACGTCTCCTGTTACGTTTCCCGTTAGATTACCACTAAAACTATTTGCACTTACACTACCTGCAAACGTAGCATTTTGTGAATCGTCTAAAGTTAAAGCATTAGTTCCTCCACCTGTCTCAAAACGTAAAATACCTGATGAATTGTAGTTTGCAAGTGTAACTCTATCAGAAGTCCAATATAAAGCACCACTACCTGCTGTCATACCATTTAAGTAAAAAGCATCTGCCGTTACGTCTCCACTAAATGTTCCTGTAGTACCTGAAATAGTACCCCCTGTTACGTTTCCTTCTAAATTAGCAACTAAACTAGCTACAGCATATCCTGTTCCACTTGTGTTTACTGTTGTAGTAGGTTCGTCTTCTAGTCCTTTAAATAACCTGTATTTGCCTGTTAGAGCTTCTCTAAACAGTCCTGAGTATAGTGTAGTACCTGAAGGAGTATATTTGCCATAAAAACCTATGTCAACTGCATCTGTGGAAGTGTTGTTGTTTGCCAATACAATTAAAGGGTCTTTGACTGTGAGCGTGTCTGTCCCGACAGTTGTTGTGCTTCCTTCAACTACTAAGTTTCCGATGACTGTTAGATTGCTACCTATTTTAGCATCTCCAAAGACGTGAAGGTTTAATCCTGCTTCTGGTGTTACTCCTATTCCTACTTGTGTTGTTGAGATGTATAATGGAGTTACGTTTCCAAGTCCATCTGTGATCTGTTTTGCTGTTGTTCCTATTGCATCATTGTCTATTGACTTTAATAACGCATCATAAGTATTTTTTATTTTCGTGCTTGTTAATGTAGCCATTATTGCTTTTTAAATAAGTTAATAATTTTTTTACGTTAACCTCTTTAGGTTTGTAAATCTTCTTTATAATACCCATCCGTTAAATGTTGCATCTTTGTCAGGATTTATATCCTCATTTGTGTTACTTGTATATTCAGGAAATAAGTTTTGATTATTAGCCATATAATCTATAAATCTTCTTGTATAGTATTCTGCAAACTCTCTTTCTTTATTTACTAAATAATCTACTTCATTCTTAGATACTGTCTCACTATTTTCAGATGAGTGTTTAAATACTCCTCCATTCTTTACCTGGTAAGCTGCAAATGGAAGATAATCTACCATTGCGAAATGAATAAGCATAGGTTGGATATAAGTATTTACTAAACTTAGATAATCTCCTGTTAAAGTATCTGCTATAATATCACTACTGATCTTATTATATAAATCACTTCCAAGATAGTTTCTAACGTGAATCTGTTGAGCTATTTTAATAAACTGAATAAATTTATCTACATCGACATTACCATCTATTATGGTATTTCTTTTGATGTCTATTGGTTTTATGAATAATGCTGTTGCCATATCTTATTTAAAATTTGGGTGATGTCCATCGTTAGGCATATCTTTAGGAGCTATCTTTGCTTTTTTATGTCCTGCAGGAGTTGGTGCATATGATTTAGGAATACTATTTACTTCATCGTAGTTTTGTATTGATTTTTTCATTGTCTTAGATTTTAGTCTATACAATACTTCACTCCAATAATGTCCACAGTTAACTCCTCCTTTATATTTGAATAAATCATATGATTTGCCTTTATGTCCAAATGACTTATTTACTCCTGCTCTACTAGCTTTGTCTATATCTTCAATTCTATATACTACTTTTCTATTACTTCTACCCATCATAATTCTACAGAATTGTCTTGACTTTCCTGAAGAATATTTCTCATTATATCTGTACCTTACTTTGTATAAAGATTTATCTAAATAACTAAATCCTGATTTTTTAGAATCTATACTTTTCTTTTCTAAATTCTCTTTTTTAGATTCAATTAATTTACTAGCCCATTCTTCTTCACTTTCATTATCTTCTTTATGTTCTCTTGCATCTACTTCTTCCCATCTATTAGACATTGTTTCTCCTCTAAGTTCATCAAGAATAATATCAAACTCCTCATCTGTTAAATCTTCCTTAGATAATTTAACTCCTGTTTCTTCTTCTTTAGTTTCTTCATCCTCTACATTATCTAATTCTGTAAATTCTAAAGGTTGTAAAGTCTTAAAGTATAATTTAAGTGAAACACCATTATAAGCTAAGATTTGATTAAAGGCATCTATTAAGAGATGTTGGAAAGGTCTAATAACAGTATTATCCATAAGCGTAGAAGCTGTTTTAAGCTCATCTGCGTTGTTTCCTAACCCTGAGTTATCTTTGATACCTAAAAGCATCGGAGAAACGACCCTATGAGCTACCATTATCTTTTTAGTAGACTCCTCTGACAAGAATTGATACTGATTATGTGCATCACTTAATTGTACAGGTTCTATACTTGCAGCACTTTCTGCATTGTCATTAAAAGCTAATATGAACTTACCTGCATTACTTGACCCACTAAATTTGTTGTATATTCTTTGTTCTATAAGTCTTCTTTCCTCTGCATTAGGAGTACCATTGTTAAAGTTAATTAACATAGATGGACTCATACCATTTAAGATGTTGTTTAAGTGAAAGTTAGACACTTCTTCTTCAAGCTCTGCATATTGTAAACCTCCTTGATAATCTACAGGACTATAATAGTAATATCCTGAACGATATGGCTTTACATATAGTATTTCTATAGCTTCTTTGCTTGTACCAAATGCAGGTATTCTTAAAGGTTTATCAGAAGGTCTAATCTTATCCCAGTCCTTCCAATAGTAATATGCTTCTATATCTCCTTTCTCATTACATTTCTCTGCTCTAAGTGTTTCTACAGGCATATGCTCTATCTGAGCTATCTTAGTTCTATCTTTAGAATAAATTACCTGTATTGCACATTGTCCCATCAGTTTTAAGTCGTATGCTAATCTTCTTACACTATCATTATCAAATAATGAAATCATTTGTGCATATTGGTCTGGTTTTTTACTGGAATTAGTAGCATCTAATCCTTTACCATATATCATAGAAGATATAGCGTTGATTATGGCATTGTTAGTTGGACTTCCGTTGTATCTGTCTATTAGATATTGAAAGTAGTTGTTGTCCTCTCCATAAGAAATCCAATCTCTATTACTAACTTCTTTTATTTTAGGACTTGTGTAAGTGCTTAAATTTACTATTCTTAAATCGTTCATATTATTATGTAATCGTTATCGTGAGAACCTGCAGTAGTATCAAATGTATATTCACCATCATTAATTGAATAATAATCGTTACTTGATTGATCTACTGTTTGGTCAGTACAAAATACTTTGTCTTTGTATATTATGTTAGAAGATGTATCTAATAACTCTATGTCATAAGTTCTACCCTCTTTTAATATTGAATTTCCTGAAGATGTATATTCATTAGAAATACTAAGATAGTTTCCATCTACTGATGGAGTTACTGTAAAACTAAATTCTTCATTTAATGAATCATCTCTTACTTTTAAAGTAGTAGAAGAAGTAACATAACTTCTTGGTATAATCTTTATAGTTTGAGCTGATGCACTTGTAGTAAGTTTCTTCATACTTATATATCGAAAAAAAAACTATATTTTGTGTTAAATGCAAAAAAAAAGAGGACATATAGTCCCCTTAATTTTCTAACTTAATGATTTATTATCCGTTATTAGGAGTAGCAGGTGAAATCTTAGCTACATTCACATTGTCAGTTACATCAGTTGAATCTGCAAGGAATGCAGGAGCTGATACTTCTTGAGCAGTTAGCGTTAAAGAGAATGACGAAGCATCTCCCATAGCTGCACCTGTTGTAAATGAGCCACCAGATACTTCACATCCGTGTTCTCTACCTAATAAGAAGAAGTTTCCATTATAATCCTCTACAACGATTTGTGGTCTTCCTAAAGCTATAATTTTTAATTCTTCTTGTGTTTTACTATCTAATAGTTGTAATGAAATATTTAAAGTTGATTCAAAGAAAGTAGTACCGTTTTCTCTTGAACTGTTTACTGCAGTTTCCATAGATGAACTTCCTTTAAGGTCGTATTGAAAAAAGTCAGGAGTTCCTCCTATATCTACTTTTTCTGCATCTGTGGCATTATCAGTAACAGTAAGACCATAATCTGCAAAGTAAACTGTTTTAAGTCCACCTACTGAAGATTTACAAGGTATATTTCTTCCTGTTGTTAATGTACAAGCCATATTATTATAATTTTTATAAGAAAGGGTAAGTAGGCATATACCCCACCTACCCTTCTATGTTAAACAATTTATTAAGCTAATGTCAATAAAGATAGGTCACTTCCTATTCCATATTGTACACCTGCTGAGAATCTCATTACTACTCTTACGTTTTGAGAACCATCTAGGTCAGCCATATCTAATAACTTAACTTCGTTGTGGTCAGATAAAAGACCTGTACCAAAGTAAATGTTAGATTTTTGTCCTGCAACGATGTGATTAGTTGGCATACCTGGAGCTAATACAACTTCGATTCCATCGAAAGAAAGTGCATTACCTTGATTGTACCATAAACCACCTCTTGCATCAACACCTGAACCACCAACACCATTAGCAGCATATCCTCCTAATTGTCTGATGTATGATTGCCAAGCTATTGTAGGAACATAGATTTTTAAATCTTCTTTTCCATAAACTGCAGAAGGTAAAGAATCTACTACATTTTCTAAAAGACTGATTATGTTAGTTGAACTGAAAGCAGTTTCACCACCGTTAGCTGCATCGTTAACGTCTGCGTCTGCTGCTGCTAATACTGTGATTCCATCAAATTCTCCAGCGTTTCCGTTTACACCACCCCAAATGTTTTGCTCATTCTTTTCTGCTACCAATCCTGCAACGTGTCCGATTAAGAAATCAGAAAACTTTGGAGGTAATTGGTCATTTAGAGAACTGTATCCCATTGAAATCGCTTCCCAATCTGAGATAAAGTCTTGCTTACAAAGCTCAAGGTTTACTTGGAATTGCTCTGGTTGTAAGATTCTTTCTGTTAAAGTAACAGTAGCTGTGTCAGTAAAGTCACAAGAAGCGTCTTTAATAACATTTGAATCAGTTGCTACTTTTTTGATAACATCTTTAAATTTAACGTTAGGTTTAATTTCGATGTTTCCTTTTTCTAATGTAGGAGAACTTAATAGAGCAGCAGAAATATACTTCCCTGAAAACTCACCTGCATATGTACTTGTAATTGAAACTGTAGTTGCCATAATTTAATTTAATTTAATTTTTATTTGAAATTTGCTATTTTACTATATACTATATCTTTAGTTGTTAGGTTTCTCTTTTGAGAGTAAACAACTTTGTTTAATTCTTCTTTTGCTTCAGGAGAATGCTTGATAGGTTCAGAAGCAGGTTTAGATAATTCTTCTTTTAGAGCTTCATCTTCTTGACAAGCAAGTTCTGTCAATTTATGTGACATTAATTCTTCTTCCTTTTGCATTTCTTCTTTCTTACCTTCCTTCATCAATTCTTTGATTTCTTCTACCATAGATTTGATTTCAGCAAGTTCTTGTTTAGTTGCGTACTTGTCTTCTTTTTTTAATTCTTCTTCTACTTCTTCTACTTCTTCTTCTTCTTCCACAACTTCTTCTTCTCCACCTTCTTTGATTTCTGAAATAATACCATCTTCTGCTATTACTAAGATTTTACCATCTTCCATTTCGTACTCTCCAATAGGTAAAGCTACTTTTTCATCGTCAGTTAAGATAAATACTTCTTGTCCTGACTCGAATGATTCTGCTTCTAAAACAGTACCATTTTCTAATTTAGCTTGAGCAAGTTCTATCTTTTCTTCAGTAGATAATTCTACACCCAAGACGCTTTTGATTTGATTTAACATTTCCATAGGTTTCATATTAATATATCGTATTTAGTTAATTATTTTGCATTTTTAAGAGTTTCTATTTATACTTCCTATACCTTGTGCGTGTAATGAACCATCACAGCATTTAATACTATAGGTTTCTTTATCCCAACAAAGACAAGCTCTGTTTCCTCCTTGTGGACTTACATTATATGTAGTATCTTCATATTTATTACGCATAGTTTTGTGTTTTTTGTATAAAGTATTCTATGTCCCAAACAGTAGAAGTACTTCCGTTTGATTCTATATAGATAGACGCTCCATTATCAAGAAAGTTTTGGTCTATATAATATTGAAATACATTATGAAACACTTGTGTCGTTGCATTTCCTTTAATATAAGCTAAAGCAATATCAAGATTCTCAATAACACCTCCTCCATTTTGAATTGACAAATCTAAATATGTTTGATTTGCATTTGGAGTTTGTGCTTTAAATTCTATTGTTATTATATAAACGTCGTTTAAATGATCTCCTATTATTTTTTGATTTGCACCGTTTTCATAATATTCAACAGAAGAGTCGCTTCTAATTACAGTTCCTTTATTATTAGGCAATAACGCAGAAACACCATCTGCTAAACTTAATGGTGATGCTGCTGTATATTCGCTATCTATGTATCTAGCCCATCCTACATTAGTTCCTAAACCTGCTTGTGGGTGTAGCTTAATCCATTCTCCCTCATAAACTGTATATACTCCACTTTCTGTAGTTACAAATGCTCCTTCTTCTATTTTATAAGCGTTTCTTATTGCATCAGTATCGACATCAACTTGTACTTTATAAGATGTGTTTCTTAATGTAGCCATAAATTATTTAATTGGTATGCAGTTAGGTACTAATCTTCCATTTTTTCTTTTCATTCCATACTGCTCATATCCTGCTTGACAAGGTTTTTTAAGTTCGTGTTGTTCACAAGGCATAAACCATATCTTACCTTCATACTCGTGTTCGTGATAAGAGTTACACCCCATATCTTCAGCCATCTCTATAGCTTTTTCTTTTGTGGAGTATGCTAACCTATCATCTATTATAGCATAGTCATCATTTATCTTCATAGAAGCTAACTCTAATTCTTTTAGTTTAGATTCACTCCATCTCTTTGCTGCTAATCCTCCCCATAAGTAGAAACTTATAGTTCCACATTTAGAATTATCACTTGGGTCAAAGTATTCTTCTGCTCTTGACAAATAAGAATACATACGCTTTATAGTTTCTTTACTTATTGGTTTTCCTTGTGCAAGTTGTGTTGCTCTGATCTTACCAACTTGTGTTGCACATTTATTGTTTACTTTCTCATTCAGTTCTAATCCTTTTTTAGCATTATTCTTAACTGCATCAGGATAGTCTGTATAAGATTCCATTACCATCTTCTTTCCACTCTTAGTTCTTTTGTCTCCTTTTATAATACCTCTAATAGTAGATAACAATTCTTTTGCTTCTTCTTCCTCAATCTGAGCTAAGTCGTTTATAGTTGCATCTTTAGGTCTTTCCATTTTATCTACAAAGTAACCTTCTATAGAAAATCCTTTAACCTTACCTGTCTTTACATAGTCATTCCAAACATCTTCATTGTTTACTTTTACAGTACCCATCCAAGTGCCTACAGGAACTTCCATATCGTACTTCCTGGATTTATCGTGAACAGTATCTTCTACTATCCAACTTTCTACTAAAGACAAACCATTTAGAGAATATTGATGCTCTAATGTTGAATTGTTTTGGTTGCCTTTCATTAAATACATTTGGGATGCTTTTAAAACCGTATCTTTGGAGAAGTATATATAATATTCATCCTCTCCACTCCTTCTATATATAGGCTTGTTAGGGATTAATAAAGCTCCCATTAAGATTCTTTTTTCTTCGCTAACTTCTGCTAATTTTATTTCATCACTTTTTAAAGCAACAAAATCTTCTTCTATTGCAGGATTCTCTACAATGCTTATTGCTTCAATCCCATTTAGCTCCTCATTTTCATCTAAAATAAGTTCTACTATTTTCATATTTATATATCGTTTAAAAATTAATATTTTGTATTTTATCCTATAGTTGCTCCACTTACAATGTTTCTATCTAACTCTTGAGCAGTTGTTACATCATTACTAACTACAAATGCTTTTACTGGTTGTTGTTGTTGTGAAGCTATCGCTCCTGCTAATTGATTAGCTCCTGATGTTCCTACTACATTAAATGCAGGTGGAGCTGAAGGTGCTTGTATTCCTCCAGTTCCTCCTCCTATACTACCTGTCGCAAATGAAGGAGGAGTTGGGTCAGAAGTTGCAGTTATAGTTCTTACATTTGCTAAACCTGCTGCAATTATACCTGCTGCAGCTATTCCTCCAAATATACCTCCTTGAGCTAAGGCTTTTGTAGCACCTGCATAAGTATCTCTAATAGCTTGTGCTATTGCAAGTCCTTTACCAAATTTAGAATTTTGACCAACTAAAGCTATAGCTCCTTGTAATCCTGTTGTTATAGCTTGATTTTTAGCTTCAGCAACTTGTTCTGCTAATTCTATTTCTTTATCTGCTGCATCTTTTATAAAGTCTTGTCTTTCTCTTTCTAATGAATTTATATTAGTTAATTGTTCTGACCTAAAACCTTCTATTTGTGCAAGGACTGCTTCTTTTTCGTTTTGTGCTTCTAATAAAGCAATATAATTCTCTTGATTTTTATTTACATCATATTGTGCTTGTGCTGCTGCAATTTGTAATTCAACTTGTTTTAACATAGCAGCTTCTTGTTCATCTAATACTTTTCCTAAATCTTCATTTGCTTTTATTCTTTCTTCTATTGTTTTAGCTTCATCATCTCTTACTTGTCTTAACTTTTCAGCTTGTCTATCATAAGATTCTATAAGACCTTGTTGTCTAACTCGAGCTATTTCTGCAGATTTATCTAATTCTACATTTGCTTTAGCTGCTCTTACAGTTTCGGTTACATAGTTTTTAGTAGCTTGTACTACTTTATTTGTTACTTCAACAGTTTTATCAAAAGAATCATCAACTCCTGTCACTACATCTACCAATTCTTTACCTGCATTTTTTGCATCATCTAATGCTCCTGCAAAGTCTCCACTAAATACTTTTTTTACTGCACTTGCTAAAAACCCTAATGTATCTAATGCTGAATTAAATCTTTCTATTAAATTATTTTTTATAGCTACACCAAAATCTTTTATAGCTCCTATAGGGTCTTGAAATATTCCTTTAAAATAATTAATAATTACTCCTGCATTAGTATCTATGAAATTAAAGAAGTCATTAAATGCTAATGATAATGTTTCAAATGTAGTAGAGAAAAAATCAGTTACTTTTTGATTTTCGTTTAATACTTCTGTAAACTTAGCAAATGCTGCAATAGCTAAACCAATACCTGCAGCTTTTAATGCTCCACCTATTTTTTTAACTCCACCTGCAGTTTTTTCAGATGCCTTTTCTACATCCTTTAAACCATCCTTAGTATCTTTATTACCTTCTGCTACTTCTTGATTTAGTTTTTGTATTTCTTTTTTTAAGTCAGCAATCTCTTTGACTGCTGCATCTGTTTTAGCTTCTAAATCTATTATTACTTTTTGAGCCATTTTATTTCTGTTTTTATTTGTTTAAATGTTTCACTAAATGTTTCAGGAAGTTTATACTTTCCTTGAGCTATTCTTATATTTTCTGTATCTCCTTTTACTAATTGGAGTAATTCTAAAATGTTTTGTATCATACCTCGTTTAATAATTCTATATCACTTTCTCCTGTTCCTAGATTAGTTGTTATACTATTTATTTTATAGCTTCTGTTGTTTACTACAAACCTATCTGCTAATGTGTAATTCCTTAATATCTTCAATGGAAGGAATGCTTTATATTTTGACAATCTTCTTTTTATATCAAATACATCTGTTATGTAAGTAGTATAGTAATCATCAAATAAAGTATCAGTAAATGTATTGTCACTTGTCCATTCATTTAACTCTGCATTAAAGTTTATGTTTATTGCACTTGTAGAAGAAGATAAAGCAAAACTATTACTTGGTATATAATAATCATTAGTAGTTTGTTGACCTGTATCTTGACCTGTTAAAAATCTTATGTCATCTTGATTTGATTGATAGATAGGATAAAACAATATTGGTTCTCCTATGTAAGGGTCATCATTATCATCTACACACCATCCTACTTGTATTGTAGTCGTTGTTGTTGAATTACCATCTCTAAGTCTTTCAAACTTCATATGTTCAAATGGAGTTTCTACTGTATATATACCTCCATCTAAGTTCTCTCCACTATTTGCATTATACTCTAATGTTCCCCATCCTATTCCTGAATTACTTAGTTGCTCGTGTTGTAATGCTAGTTTAGTTCCTAGTCCTTTATATTGAAATTGTATTTCTCTGTAAGGTAAAGCTATGTTTACTTGACTTGAATCTATATCAACAAATTCACTTATATCGAAACTCGTACCTCCACTATAGAAACTGTCTAATGTTTGTACCTTAATCTTGCCATCGTCTTGTACAAAAGCAGTTAAGTTAAACATCTTAAATATACCTGTAAGAAAGTCTATTACTTTCATTGTAGGTATTTGCTTAGTAGGTAAAAATTCAAACTCTGCAGGAACTGTGAATTGTGTAACATCAAATGTATGTGATTCAGGAACTAATAAATCAGAAAACTCCCAATCAACTGCATTCTCTACACCTGTTTCTCCAAATACAAATTCTTCAGTTACCTTTAATAGAACTTTATAAGTACCATTAGGTAAATTCATATTTAATTGTAAATCACTATTCTCAGCACTTCCTGTAGCAAATGTAGAACCATCTCTAGTTACTTCTACTTCATATCTGCTTGTCTCTGCAGAATTAGGTCTTATAGTTAATGTTGTTGAAAGTTTATTTCCTGTTGTGTGTCCAGTTACTATTATTTCTTCTCCTTGAGCAGTTACATTAGTCATTGTAGTGTCTAATCCAAAGTCAACATATTCTTCATATTGTAAAACTTGATTAGGGTCATTAACATCTCCTTTCTTTCTGTGTAGCCACATATACAAACCATAATAAGCATTATTACTTGTATTAAAGAAATCTGTTGTAAATTCTAATTCAGGATATTGCTCCTCTATTGCTTTTATAATTAAGTGTAATCTTATAGCATATTTAAGCTCACCATAATAAACACCGTGATGATGTCCTTCAGTATCTACATATAAATTACCTCCACCTGCGTCTGGATATTCAACAGAATGATTAGCACTATCATAATAAAGTCTAGTAGTATGTGTAATTAGAGGAGCTATTATAGCTTTAGTATAAGAAACAGCATCTACTGTTATGTCATAACCACTTACTAGACCTGTGTATATACCTGCAGAGCTATAAGGTTTTTTAAAGTTATCTAACCATCCTAATGCTTGTAGTGTATCATCTCCTAGTACATCTTTTAAATCTACTGTGTTTCCAAAGAATGTTATTCTATAAGCATAAGGTTTATTGTTCTTCATATCTACTCCCTCTAACTTTATCTTTCCTTTTTCAAAAGGAAGATAGTTTAATTCAATAGTGGAGTTCTTTTTTACTCTTGCATCAAAGCCATCTACTATATCGTAATTGTAGTAATGTTCAAATACCTTATTATTTCCTTTAGAAGCAGGTAATGAAAAGGTCTTAGTAAAGTTTGTAAATACTTTAGCTATGTCTTTTACATTTTGAATAGTTTGAGTTAAAGAAACTGACTCATCCTTAAACATATCCATTCTATTTCCCTCAATATATAATTGAATATTCTGCATTATCTAATGTCATTTATTTTATTAAACGCATACTCAAAGTCTACTGTATAATTTATTAGCTTGTCATTTACTGATTTCTTAAATTGTAAACTCTTAGTGTTTAAGGTGATTGGGAGTACCTCTGTGCCATTATCTACCCACACCTGTTCGCTTAGCATCATTTGTTTTATAACCTCGTTAAAACTCTCTTGTATAAAGCCTGTATTCATTGTTATAGATTCTTTACCTGTAACGTGAAACTGTCTTATTTGATGTTTCTCTGTGTTATAAGTAGGGTCAGTAGCAAACTCCATTAAGTTTCTTTTATAACTATCTGAATTAGTGTTTATACTATCTATTGATTTTTTATAAAATGGCATTATCTGTAATGCTCCAAACTTATTGTAGAATATAACTTGTAGTTCTTGATACTTAGGTTCACATACTGCTTCAAGTGTAAGTGTTGTTACTTGTGAAGTACCTACTGAGCTTGTTATAGTAATTGAATCTCCTGTTATTAAAGTATCTGTAGGAGTTACTCTAATATAAACTATCTTTTGTGTTGAGTCTGTAGAGTCACTAACTTGTATATCATTTAAAGTGCTTCCCCAACTAACATCATATAAATTCCAAAAGTCTTCTACTTGTTCCCAAAATACATCAGCTCCTCCTCCTGTTGTAAATTCTATCAATGGTTCTGGTTCTGAAAATACAGGAAATACTATATCAGTTCCTTGTTTAAAATATATCTTATTATTTGATTGCAGATATTGAGGAGTATAGTTAGGAGTTCCTACTATTCTATAATCTTCTCCTGTTGTCATTATATCATTCTTTATAGAAAGTTGTGTATCACTATCTATAGCTGAGATTGTTGTTTCTGTTGTATCTGTATCGTTGTATACTGTATCTCCTATTGCTACACTTGTTAAGAATGTTTGTGTACTATCTATTAGTTTATAAGCTGTAGTCGTGCCTGTAGTTGTTGAATCTACTAAAGTGTTTACTGGGTCTATTAAAGTTCTTGGATTAACTCCATCCTCGAAATATCCATAACCATCAAAAGAAAGATAATCTAATAGCTGTGTTTCAGTTCCAACTG